TTATGGCTATATCAAGAGGACAACTAGTTAAAGAACTAGAGCCAGGATTGAATGCACTATTCGGCCTGGAATATAAGAGATACGAGAATCAGCACCTTGAAATTTTCGATGTTGAGACTTCAGACAGAGCTTTCGAAGAGGAAGTAATGTTATCTGGATTCGCTAACGCGGAAATCAAGCCGGAAGGATCTGCAGTTGTATTTGACAACGCGCAAGAGACTTTCACTGCTAGATACACTCATAACACTGTAGCACTTGCTTTCGCAATCACTGAAGAAGCGATTGAGGACAACTTGTATGATAGACTTGCGTCTAGATATACAAAAGCACTAGCAAGATCTATGGCAAACACTAAGCAGGTAACTGCAGCAAATGTATTAAATAATGCATTTAGTACATCATATGTTGGTGGCGACGGAGTTTCTTTAGTGAACTCTTCTCACCCAACTATTGCTGGTTCATTCAGCAACACGCTAGCAACTCAAGCTGACTTAAACGAAACTTCATTAGAACAATCATTGATTGATATCAATGCATTCACTGATGAACGTGGTTTAAAAATTGCAGCTCAGGGTGTTAAATTAATCATTCCAAAAGAATTACAATTCACTGCGGAAAGATTAATGAAATCAGCGTTAAGAACTGGTACTGCTGATAACGATACAAACGCAATCAGATCAATGGGAATGGTTCCACAAGGTTATGTGGTTAACAATTTCTTAACAGATACTGACGCGTTCTTTATCAAAACTGACGTTCCAAACGGTATGAAGATGTTCGTAAGAGCACCTATCAAAACTGCTATGGAAGGTGATTTTGATACAGGTAACGTTAGATACAAAGCTAGAGAAAGATACAGCTTCGGCTGGTCTGACCCTAGAGGTATCTTCGGATCACAAGGATCTGCTTAATATTTAAGCATTTTTTATTTAGTGGGGCCCCTTTATGGGGCTCCATTAATCTGATAGAAAGAATGAATTATGACAAAATTGTTTCAAGTAAAAATTAGAGCTTATGGTCACATGGCTGATTTTAACATTGAAGCAGAAGATAGTGCAGAAAGTATAGAACGAGCTATCCTTGACAAAATAGGAAAAAAAGGTATATTACTTAAAGACAGCAATAGGATGTTTTCAACATCTAAATGCTGGATAACCTATGAGGAGGTTGTAGATGATAAATCACGTTCAAGCTCTTTACACAAAGAAAAGAGCATTAGAACTTGATTGGGAGCAACACTACGTTCAAGAGGGTAAATACACTCTTGATATGGTTAAGATAGACGAAAAAATTCGTGATATCATTAACCAGATTAAAATGTCTGAAGCTGAAATAGCTCATAGACAAATTAAGGTAGAAATGGCCGCTCCTGAGTTTTCTGTAGCTAGCTAAGCCTAGCTATATATCCGAAAAGTAGATTTTCGATGCAGGTATCCCTTGCGCTATTCAATAAATTCAGTTATATCTTAATCACTATACATTAACTTTCCACTATCGACGCGTATAGTCGACGGCCTAGAGACGATATTGGAATAACTAGGAGAACATACATGGCAAACACAACGTTTAACGGACCAGTGGTATCACTAAATGGAATTATTGGTGGACCAAACCCAAATGCTGGTGGATTTGGAGCAAATGATACTGAGCAAGGTGGTAAAGTACCTTACACAGCAACTAATGCAACTACACTAACTATTACTTCAGGTAGTGAATCAGGAACAAAATTATTAGCAACAGCTTCAGCTGGAACTTTAGTTTACGTTTCTAACGGTGCTTCAGGAAGTGCAGTTTATGCATTTTCTAATGGCACTGAATGGTTGAGATGTGATAATTTATCATTCGTATCACCAACACCATAATAAATAATTTTTAAGGAGCTCGAAAGGGCTCCTTAATATAAGGAGAAAAATATGAAGTCAGATGTAAAACCAGTTATATGTGCAGCTAACCTTACTACTTTAGTTTTGTTCACTGGACCTACTAGATTAAGAGGTTACATGGTACAAAATGGAACAGGTACTGCTGGAACATGTATTATTAATGGTTTAGCAAATACTACTACAGTAAGCACTTCAACTAACACACAAGTTTATATACCTGTTGCTGTTGGAGCTAATCAAACTGAAACTTTAAATCTTCCAGAAGATGGTGTGTTATACGCACAACGAAATGGAACAGGAATAGTTGATGGCATTGGAGTTGTTTCAAATACAAGTTTAACTGTTACACTATTTATAGAAAAGTAGGAGGCTAGTATGGCTACCTCTTCAGGCACTACAGTTTTTGAAAAAACTTTTACTATTGATGAGATCATAGAAGAGTCATACGAAAGAATTGGTCTTGTAAATAATACTGGTAACCAAATGAAGGCAGCTCGTCGCTCGCTTAACATTCTATTTCAAGAATGGGGCAACAGGGGACTTCATTACTGGGAAGTTGCACAAAATTCTATCTCAATGGTAGAAGGTCAAACTGTTTATACAATTTACAGATCATCAACTGATGGTACTTCTGATGGTACATTCAGTTATTTAAATGGTGCAATTACTGCAGCAGATACAACTTTAATATTAGATTCAGTTTGGCAATTTCCAACAGCAGGAACTTTATTAATAGGATCTGAACAAATTACTTATACTGGAACAAATACAAGTGCTAATTCTATAACAGGTTGTGTCAGAGGTGCTAATGGTACAACTGCTGCAATTCATGCTGATAATACAGCTGTTTATGATTATGATTCTATTACTTATGGTCCAGATGATATTTACGAAGCATCATATAGAAATACACAACAAGTTCCAGTTGCAGATTTTCCACTTACAAAAATAGATAGATCAGTTTACAATTCACTATCATCTAAATTTTCACAAGGTCAACCAACTCAATATTGGGTACAAAGATTTATAGATAAAATTACAATCACTTTATATTTAACACCAGGTGCAGACCAAGTTAATGACGTAATGCATTATTACTATGCAAAAAGAATTCAAGATGTTGGAGCTTATACAAATATTACAAATGTTCCATATAGATTTGTTCCATGTATGTGCGCAGGACTTTCTTATTATTTAGCAATTAAATTTGCACCACAAAGATCACAAGAGATGAAATTATATTATGAAGATGAATTAAAAAGAGCATTAGAACAAGATGGTTCTTCTTCTAGTTCATTTATAACACCTAAAACTTACTATCCGAGCGCATAATGGGAAATCTATCAAACGGAAAATATGCTTACATGATCTCAGACCGTTCTGGTCAGAGATTTCCATATCAAGAAATGGTACAAGAATGGAATGGATCATGGGTACATATAACTGAATATGAACCAAAGCATCCACAACTTGAACCAAAACCTCACAACGCTGATCCTGAAGGATTACAATATGCACATCCTGATAGACAAGAGCCTCCTGTAATTATAGAATTAACCCCTAATCCATTTACAACTATTAAGTACGCAGGAAATACTTACATCAATGTTTATTCACAAGATCATGGAAGATCAACTGGCAATGTTGTTAGATTTAGAGGACCTCCTGAAGTTGTAATTCCAGGCACGCCTACGCGCGAGACTTCATTTGAATTAGTTCCTTTTTTTGATGGTGTTACAGATATTTCAAATCCAAATGGTTTTACTATTACAGTTGGAAAAATTGATTCATCTGGTATTGTTGGAGATCCATTGAATTATTTTTATTTCTTAAGTACAAGTACAGCAACAACAGGAAATGTTTCTGGTGGTGGAGCACAATGCTCTGCAGGTCCAGTTACATTACAGGCTTAATATGACATACGCAGAACTAGTACAAAAAATTAGAGATTACACAGAAGTTGATTCAAATGTATTTACATCAACTATTGTAAATGGATTTATATTAGATGCTGAATGGAGAATTCAAAGAGATGTAGATTCTGATAATAATAGAGCTTATGCAACAGCTACTGTTATTGCAAATCAAGCTTATGTAAGTACACCTTTAGTTACAGATCAAACTTTAATTATAAGAGAAGCTCAAATTATTCCAGATGGAACTGTATATACTGGAAATAATGCTGTAGTAGAATATAGAGATACTGGATTTATTAATGAATATAATGCTAACAATGCAACAGGATTACCAAAATACTTTAGTTATTGGGATGAACAAACAATAGTATTAGCCCCAATTCCTGACTTGACATATACAATGCAATTAAATTATACCTTGAAGCCAGCAGGATTATCTGTTAGTAATACGACAACATATTTAAGTCAGCAATTTCCCTCTGGCTTGTTATATGCATGCCTTGTTGAGGCTTACGGTTTTTTAAAGGGTCCAGCTGATATGATTCAGTTCTATGAACAAAAGTATCAATCAGCATTACAAGGATTCTCTATTGAACAAATGGGAAGAAGAAGACGAGATGAATACCAAGAAGGTTCACCTCAGATTCAAAAACAAGGATAATATAATTAGGAGTTAATATGGCTATAACACAAGCAGTTGCAAATTCTTTTAAAGGAGAACTTTTAACTGGAACACATAATTTCACAGCTGGATCAGGGAATGTTTTTAAACTTGCTCTTTATACATCTGCAGCAACTTTAAATTCAGCAACAACAGTTTACACTTCTACAAATGAAGTTGCTAATACTGGTCAATACGTAACAGGCGGTGGAGTGTTAACAAACATATCACCAGTTGTTTCAAGTGGTGTTGCATTCATAGACTTTGCAGATATATCTTTTACTGGAGTTACATTAACTGCAGCTGGATGTCTAATTTACAATACATCAGCAACTAATAAAGCAGTTTGTGTATTAGATTTCGGCGGAGATAAATCAGCAACTTCTGGAACTTTTACAATTCAGTTCCCAGCAGATACATTCACGTCAGCTATTATAAGAATCGGCAACGCATAATAGGAGTCACCTATTATGGCTAATGGCTGGAATCAAGGTAGTTGGGGAGATCTTGCGTGGGGTGGAATATTAAATTCTACTGTTGAAGTAACAGGCCAACAATTAAATATTTCTCAAGGCGATGAAACTATAAAAATAGATTTCACTGCGCAGTTAACAGGAATTCAATTAAATATTGCACAAGGAAATGTAGATGCAAATCCTGATGCAGTTCTTACAGGCTTACAAATAAATTTATCATTAGAAAGTGTAACTCCAATTATAGATGTTAGTTTCTCTGTAACAGGTCAACAATTAAATATTTCGCAAGGTGATGAATCTATAGCAGTAGGTTATGATGCTGTAGTAACAGGAGAACAATTAAATATAGCTGAAGGAGATGTAGATCCTTCACCAGATGCCATAGTCACAGGAATTGGTATGTCCGTTTCTTTAGCTACAGGATCTGTTGTAGTTATAACAGGCGAAGCAATTTTAACAGGGGAACAATTAAATATAAGTCAGGGCAGTGTAGAAGCTATACCTATTTCATTAATAAGTGTTACTGGAGTAGGTTTAAATATAGCTGAAGGATCAGTATTTGCAGGGGTTACTTCTATAATAGAAGTAACTGGAAATGGCTTGACTGTGGCTTTAAACAATAATATTAATCCTCAGATCTGGTCTGAAATAAATACCGGAACTGCTGCGACCTGGACAAATATTGACACAGCTGCTTAGGTCTTATAAATATTAAAATAAGGAATTAAAATATGGTATCAAGTTATTCTACAGACCTCAAACTAGAACTCATGGTTACTGGCGAAAACGCTGGTTTATGGGGAGATATTACAAATACAAATTTAAACATTTTACAACAAGCAATTGCTGGTTATGAATCAGTTGCATTAAATGCAACTACAGGTGCAACATTAGCTTTTTCTAATGGTATTTTATCAAACGGTAAAAACGCTGTTTTAAATTTAACAGGAACTTTAACATCATCAGTTAACGTTATTGTGCCAGACACAGGTTCAGGAACAGCACCAGAAAAATTATATACTGTAAAAAATTCAACAACTGGATCTTATGCAGTTACATTTAAAACAACTTCAGGAACAGGTGCTACTTGGGCAGCTGGAGATAAAGGTATAAAATTACTTTATTCTGATGGTACTAATATCACTGATGTAAATGCTGGATTAAAGACTATAAGTTTATTCACATTACCGACTGTTGATGGAACATCGGGACAGGCTATTATTACTGATGGAACAGGTACTTTATCGTTTGGTAATGCTGGAATTACAACAGGAAAAGCTATTGCAATGGCAATAGTTTTCGGATAAAATAACAACGGAGATAAATTATGGCAAATCCAAATATAGTAAACGTAACAAGTATTACAGGTGAAACAGATTCAGGTGCATTAACTACAACTAATACTGTATTAGTTGCTAACTCAGCTGCTTCAGGAAAAGTTTATAAAATTAATACAATCATTATATCTAACATAGATGGTACAAATGATGGTGCTGTAACTATTGGAATTAATTCTTCAGCAGGTGGAGCAGGAACTACAACAGAACTTGCATCAACGGTAACTGTACCAGCGGATGCTACTTTAGTTGTGCTTGATAAAAATACAACTTTTTATTTAGAAGAAGATAAATCCATCGTAGGTCTAGCGAATGCTAATAGCACTTTAGAATACGTTATCAGTTACGAAGTAATAAACTAGGAGGGCAACAATGTCCTCATATCCAACACAAAGTTCCGCATCAGGAATCTGGCAACTAGGTGATATATCACTATACATTCAAGACGGAGCGTGGCCAGATGGTCTTGCTTCTACTTATGGATTTTTTTCTGGAGGAGAATCTCCAACAGCTCCGGCTATAACAAATACTATACAACGAATAAATATTCCTTCAACAGGTAATGCATTGGATTTTGGAGATTTAATTGCTACTTTTTCATCGAATCAAGCGGGTGCAGCTTCTACTACAAGAGGTATAAGTGCAAATGGAGTTAGTCCTACTGATGCAACATCTTCCAATGTTATTCAATATTTTACATTTGCAACAACAGGCAATGCAACAGACTTTGGAGATACAACATTAGCTAGGTATAGATCTGCTGGAGCATCTTCTTCAACTAGAGGTGTTTTTTGTGGAGGACAAGGTCCCAATTCAAATGTAATGGATTATGTAACTATTACTACAACTGGTAATGCGACAGATTTTGGAGATTTAACAGAGGCGATTGGTGGATCTGCAAATATGGTAAACTCTCCTACAAGAGGTATAATTGGAGGAGGGGGAAGTCCTGGACGAACAGCTACTATTGGTTATATTACTATTGCTTCTACAGGTAATGCTACTAGTTTTGGAAGTTTAGCGGTCGGTAATATTATTTTAGGTGGAGCTAGTTCTACTACTAGAGGAATATTTGCTGGAGGTAATGATGGTCCCGCTGTTATTAATGTTATTCAATATGTCACAATTGCAACGACAGGGAATACTACAGACTTTGGAGATTTAACTGTAAATAGAGCCGGTGTAAGTGGAGTATCTAATAAAATAAGAGGAGTATTTGCAGGAGGAGAAAGTCCAACTACTGTTAATGTTATTGATTATATAACTATTGCCTCAACAGGAAACGCATTAGATTTTGGTGATATGTTAGCCACTAATTCTGAATACAACGCTGTATCTGGTTCACATGGTGGTATTGCTTAACCTTGACGTAATTATATAATTTATTATATAATATTTTTTAATGGTAAAGAAAGAAATTATACAATATTTTCCAACTAGTTTTTATTATAAAGAAAATATTTTATCTAAAAATATTAAACAAGATTTAATAGATTATATTTTAAAGATAAAAGAAAAAACTAAAAAAGGTGGATCTAACTGGTTAGTAAATACTTATAATAGTTTAGGAACTCTAGATTTAATTAAAGATAAAAAATTTAATATTCTTAATAAAGAAGTAACAAAATGTACTAATATATTTAATAATGAATTAGGCTCTAATTATTTATATAAAAATCCATCAGAAGGATGGTTTAATGTGTATGAAAAAAATGATCATCAGGAATTCCATACTCATCCTGGCTTTACTTTTTCAGCTGTTTATTATTTACAAGTAGAAGAAGATATAAATAAAAGATCTTCTATTATATTTAAACATCCATATGAAGATATGAAACCTTTAAAAGGAAAAGTAAATTTTAATCAATTATCTTATCAAAGAGCAGATATAAAGCCTGAAAACAATAGCTTATTAATATTTAGAAGTTATTTACATCATTTTGTTGAAAAGCATATAGGTAGTAACCCAAGGATAACTTTAGCATATAATTTTGATTAACTTGACTTATTTCAAATAAAGAATTATATACTTTACATAATAAATAAAGGAGAGAAATGACTAAAGAAGTAAAAGATCTTACCATAGTTGGAATATCACAATTACCAAGTTTAAATAAAAAATACAAAGGCATGTTAAAGCATATTGTAGATACAATGCCTGCGATCAAAGAATCATCTGCAAATTTTTATAAATCTCACTCACAGTTTATGGGTGTAATGTTAGATGTAACTGCAATTACTCCAGTTAGATCTGTAAAACATACACTAGCCGAAATAGATAGAACTAGAATGGCTTTAGAAGAAGCTCATTTAAAAATGGCTGAAAACGATATTATGATTAAGAAAAGAGAAAAACAATTAGAAGATGATAAATTAGATCCTCTTGAAAGAGAACATATAGAATTAAAACTTCTTAAACTTAAAGTTCAAGGAGCAAATATTATGAATTCTATTCAAGGTGCAATTCGTAAAATGTCTTTTTTTACAACACAATATAAATCTATTTTAAAAAAATTAGGTAAGGAACAAATTACTGAAGAAGAATATGAAATAGAAGAAGTAAAATATCATATTATGACTTGTATGAAACAAGCATTAAATGCCGCACGCGCGCGCGGGGGACAAATTGATGAAGGTAATTTAATCTATTTATTTGATATGGGTATTAACTCTGCAGTTGCTCAAAGAGAAATATACAATTATTTAAAATTAGAAAATGATTTAATTGCTCAAGGAAAAAATCCAACACATGAAATGACTATGCAGTGGTTAGAGGCATGTGCTGAAATATTTAAAAATGAATCTGTTAAATTTGCAGATCGTAGAGGATTTCAATTACTTGATAAGAAATCATTATCTACATTAAACGAAGATTTAGAAAAACAAAAAGAAGAATAATGCATTTAGTTATTGGCACACCCATGTTTGGTGGTATGTGTTGCAGCCAATACGTATCATCTTTGTTAGGTTTAAAAGAAGCGATGATGCAACATGGTCATCAGATGACTCCAATCTTTGTTGGTAATGAATCTTTAATACCAAGAGCTAGAAATTTACTTGCACATTTATTCTTGAAAACAGATGCATCGCATTTATTATTTATGGATGCAGATCAAGAGTTTCGTCCAAATGATGTAGCTTTAATGTTAAAAGCAGATAAAGACATTATTACTGGAATTGTACCTATGAAAGGAATCAATTGGGATGGAGTTGAAAAAGGAATTAAAGCAAAGAAAAAACCTTATGAATCATTTACAGGGATCTTTAACTTTCAACCTTTAGATAAACATAAGATGAAAGATGCAAAAACACCATTTGAGATCAAATATGGAGGATCTGGGTTTATGTTAATTAAAAGACAAGTATTTGAAAAAATGATACCTACAACAGACTATTATACCAATGGTGGATCTTCTATTGGAAAAGCCAAGGTTTATAACTTCTTTAAGGTTGAAAATATAGGTGAAGAATTGTTATCAGAGGACTATTCTTTTTGCCAAAAGTATCGTACAATGGGAGGGAAAATTTGGGCTGCACCTTGGTGCGAAGTTGGTCATTTTGGTTCCTATTGTTTTAGAGGCAAATATGTTAACGATTTGACAAAGCTTAAATAGTAATATAATCATTTCAAAGGAGATATAATATGGCAAAACAGATGATGAAGTATAAACTTAATACAAATGGAACTATCCCTAGTTTCTTGTACTTAGGTAATGATGGTGTTGGTGGTCAATGGCCAAACACTGCAAACGCAGGAGCTTCACCACAAGATATGTGGTTAGTTGGTATTAGTGATGGTTCAGCTTTACCAGCAGGACAAGCAGAAGTAATTAATTCAAAAGCAGATCTATTAGCTTACTTAAATAGTTATACATCTTCTTGGACACAACCAGATCCATCTCAACCTGGTAATCCTGATGCAACTGTACCTTTCGACCAACAGGCAGCGACTGATTGGGCTTGGGCTAGATTAGACGCATTGAATTCATAGGAGCTTTTAAATGGCTCTACCTTACCCACGTTTAGACAACGCCGCAGGCGTGTGGAACATTAGTGATGTTTATAATAACATCAGTGGTGGGACGTGGCCTAATATTGCTGCTATTGGATTATGGGGTGGAGGAGATAGTCCTGTTAGTGACATAATAGACAAAGTTAATATTGCAACATCTGGAAATGGTTCTGTTTTTGGGGATTTAACTGCTGCTAAATATTCTGCAGCAGGTTACAGTTCATTTATAAGAGGATTTTGGGCAGGAGGTAGATTAGGACCTGCTAATACAAATGCAATTGATTATGTAACTTTTTCAACTGAAGGTAATGCAGCAGATTTTGGAGATTTAACTTCAGCTAGATATACTCAAGGTGGATGTTCAAATTCTACAAGAGGTTTAGCAGGGGGTGGATATATTTCACCTACTTTTCAAAATGTAATTGATTATGTTACAATGGCATCCATTGGTAATGCAATAGATTTTGGTGATTTATCACAAGCAAGATCTGATGTTGCATCTTGTGCTTCACCAACTATAGGAATATGGGCAGGTGGATCACCAGGTTCATTAAACACAATAGATTTTGTAACTATAGCAACAACTGGTAACGCAACAGACTTTGGAGATTTATCTCAAGCAAGACATTCTGCAAATGGAACTTCTTCTTCAATAAGAGGTATATTTGGAGGAGGTATAGTTCCAGTAGATACAAATGTAACCACAATAGATTATATAACTATTTCATCACAAGGTAATGCATTAGATTATGGTGATTTATCAGTAGCTAGAAATGGAGCTGGAGCAACTAGTAATTCTGTTAAATCTTTATTTGGTGGTGGATTTACTCCTTCTTCAAGTAGTGTCATTGATAGTTTAAATATAGCTAATGGTGGAACTGCGGCAAGTTTTGGAAATTTAACTGTTCAAAGAGGAGATGCTGCAGGAGTAAGTAATTCTCACGGTGGTCTAAATGACGGGTATCAAGGAACAAGACCACCTGTGTTTTTTAACCAAGGTGATTTTGGTTTATATTTAGGTGGAGAAAATGTAGGACCTTCAAATCCAATACAATCTGTAAAAATTTCATCTGATGGTAATGCATCTAATTTTTCAGGAGCTGATGTATCTTCTTATGATTCGAATGGAGCAGGAAATGAAACTAGAGCAATAAATTGGTCTGGTGTATCCGGTCCTGCTAATACAAATGCTATTAGCTATGTAAATTATACCAATCAAGGAACTTACTCTGATTTTGGAGATACCACTGCGCAACAATCAATAGCAGGAACTGCTGGTAATAGCACAAGAATGTTTGCTGCAGCTGCAGCTACTGTAACTAATATTATTAATTACATAGAATATTCCTCTTTAGGTAATGCTGCTGATTTTGGAGATTTAACTTTAGCTTTATTAGGTCCTACTGCAGTTAGTTCTCCAACTAGAGGATTGATAGCAGGAGGAGGTTCTCCAGATTCAAATACTTTAATTAATGTTATTCAATTTATTACTATTGCAACAACTGGTAATGCTACAGATTTTGGGGATTTAACACAATCAAGAAGAAACTTAACTGCTGTTTCTTCTTCTACAAGAGGAGTATTTGCAGGTGGAAGAAGCCAAAATACACCTTCTGTTATTGAATCTAATGTTATAGATTTTGTTACAATTGCATCAGCAGGAAACGCTACAGATTTTGGTGATCTTACTTCAGGAAATACAAACGTTAGAGGTGTTTCTAATTCTACTAGAGGTTTATTTATGGGTGGTTTTACAAATCCACTTACTGTTAATACAATAGATAAAATTACAATCGCATCCGCTGGTAACGCTACAGATTTTGGAGATTTAATAATAGCTGTAAGAGGAGGTGGTTCAGCTTCTAATGGTAATGGCGGCTTGAATGGGGCTACGTTACCATCAACTCCTGATAGAGCTGTTTTTGGTGGTGGTCAAACTCCAGGTGGTGCAACAAATGTTATTCAATATATTACAATGTCTACTACAGGTAATGCCGCAGACTTTGGAGATTTATCTGTTGTAACCGCAGGTAATGCTGCAGCAGGAAATCAAACAAGAAGTTTATTTGCAGGTGGTAGTCCTGGTTATAAAAATACTATTGAAGCTATCCTACCTAATTCTTTAGGTAATTCTTCCGACTTTGGTGATTTAACTGTTCCTAGAAATAATCCGGGTGGGTTATCAAATTCTACAAGAGGTGTTTGGTGTGGAAGTTATACTACTGGAGATGTTTTTACAAACGTTATGGACTTTGTAACAATAGCATCTTTAGGTAATGCTATAGATTTTGGAGATGGACAATCTCTTTATATTCAATCTGGTACTTCTTCTCCTACAAGAGGAATATTTGCTGGTGGAGAGAGTGCAGACGCACCTTATGTAAATAATGTTATATCTTACATTACAATTTCAACAACTGGTAATACAACAGATTTTGGAGATACTACTCAAGCTAGATACGGTATGGGTGCAGCTTCTTCAAGTACAAGAGCAGTATTTGGGGGTGGAGGAGCTCCTGGAAATGTTAATACTATGGATTATATAACGATCGGAACTACTGGTAACGCAACAGACTTTGGTGACCTTACAACTACAAGATCAAGATTACCTGGAACATCCAATAATACTAGAGGAATTTTTCCTGGTGGAGCATCAAGTAATGTCATAGATTATATAACTATTGCAACAACAGGTAATGCTACTGACTTTGGTGATTTATTAAATCCAACTGGAGAATTTGGCGCTACTTCTACTAATCATGGAGGATTGCAATAATGGCTTATTCATATGTTTGGAATATAAAACAACAGTGGTTACAACAACAAGCTAATACTTGGTCTAGAGGTGATAGAGGATTGTTTTTAGGAGGTCAAAGTCCAACTGCTTCCAATGTAATTGATTTTATTAATATTTCTTCTGTTGGTAATGCAACAGATTTTGGAGATTTAGCAAATGCTGGTCTTGGAGTTGTTGCATCTAATTCAATTAGAGCAAGTAGACTTAATGGCAGTAATAATAGTATTGATTATATAACAATGTCCACATTAGGTAATGCTGCTGATTTTGGAGATAGATTAACAATTGTTTACGATACGTCTGCAGCTAATGAAACAAGAGGTTTATATGCTGGGGGATATGCTGTTCCTAATTTTAGTCCTGGTTGGAATAATCCAACAATAGAGTTTCTTACTTTTTCTTCACTGGGAAATTGTACAGATTTTGGTGATCTTACTCAAGGAAGATCTAATCAAACTTCTGGAGCAAATCCAACCAGAGCAATATTTGCAGGTGGTTTTAATGGAAGTCCTGGAAATACGAATGTAGCTGATTACGTAACTATAGCTACAGCAGGTAATGCATTAGATTTTGGTGATTTAGTTGGAACAACTTGGGCAGCTCTTCCTGCAAACAGTAACATAAGATTATTCTGTGCTGGTGGTCAACCTGCTTCAAATGTTATTTCTTATTTTACATTTTCAACTCTTGGAAATTCTGTTGATTGGGGAGATCTTTCTGTTAAAGGAGCTCAAGGAAGTGGAAGCTCTAATAATGTAAGAGGTATTTTTGGAATGGGAGAAGCTGCATCTCCTATTGGAGTTGCTTCTAATGCATTACAATATGTTAGTTTAGCAAGCGCTGGTAATTCAGCAGACTTTGGTGATTTAACTGTTGGCAGACAAGATAATTATGGAATAGCAGCTCAAGGTCACGGTGGAATATCAATTGGAGAGCCAAGAATAGGTGATACTGTTTTAGGAACACAGGTTTATTTTTCTGGGGACAGAGGTATATTTGCAACTAGTATTACACCAGCTCCAGCATCAAGAAATCAAATAGAATATATATCAATTGCATCAACAGGTAATGCGGTTGATTTTGGTGATGCTACAAATAATTTAACTTATCCAGGTGCAGCTGGTAACCAAACAAGGGCTTTATTTGGTCCTTCAGAAAGATCAGCCCCTGTTGGATATTCTGCTTTAGTAGATTATATACAATTTTCAACAAAAGGAAATGCAGCTAACTTTGGATCTTTAACAGTTAATAGATCACAAGCATCTGGAGTATCTAATAGTACAAGAGCTTTATTTGGTGGAGGATTTGCAGAAACTCCTGGTAATACTTGGTATAACGTAATAGATTTTGTTACTATTTCTACATTAGGAAATGGAGTAGATTTTGGTGATTTAAATAATTCAGTTGCGATACCGGCTGCCGCAGGTTCTTCTACAAGAGCATTATTTGCTGGAGGAGGTACTCCAAGTAGTCCTAGTGGAATAAATGTTATTGATTTTGTTACAATAGCTACTACTGGTAATGCTACAGACTTTGGTGATTTAATTACTACTATACAAGCAGCAGCTGGGTCATCTTCATCTACAAGAGCTTTATTTGGTGGAGGATTAAGTCCTACAATTACTAATACTATTGCATATGTAACAATAGCTTCAGCTGGAAATGCTATAGATTTTGGAGATTTAACTCAAGCAAGAAATCAATTTGGTGCAACTAGTAATGGTACAAGAGGAGTTTTTGCTGGTGGTCAAACACCTACTATAGTTAATACTATAGATTATGTAACTATAGCATCTATTGGTAATGCTACCGATTTTGGTGATCTTGTTATTGCTTCATATGGTGGAGCTGGAACATCTAGCGGCCACGGTGGTTTACAATAATTTGACATTATCATAAAAATCCTATAATACTTCTCTGAGAATGAGGAAAGAATTATTACAATTATTCGCAGTACCATTATTAATTACCAAGTATGAAAATGACTTGAGTAAAGAATTGACATTTGTAGAAAAACTACAATATGAACCTAATGGAATGAATGGTAATTTCAGATCTAAAGATTCATTTGTATTTAGAAAAAAACAATTACAAAATATTAAAAAATTCTGTCAAAATTCAATAGACTTTTTTACAAAAGAGATAATGCAAGCAAAAGAAAAATTAGTTATCACCCAATCTTGGTGTAATAACAATCCAAAAGGATCCGTGCATCACGAGCATATTCATCCAAATTCTATCGTATCTGGTGTATTCTATTTTAGAATAGATAAACACTTACCACCTATTATGTTTTCTAAAGGTCAATTTGATATGCTTAAATTAAACTTTGAAAAATTTAATAGTATAAATAGTGAAACATTTTATTTACCATTAGTATCCGGTGAACTTATTTTGTTTCCATCACATTTAAGACATTCTGTACCAAGAAATACTTCTGATGAAGTTAGAGTTAGTTTATCTTTTAACACTTTTGTTACAGAATCTCTGGGTTCAGAGCAATCATTAACTTACTTAAACTTAAAGGATATTTATGAAGGTCGTTGATTACATATACAAGAAGAACATACTTCCTAAAGAATTTTGCAAAGAAGTATTAAAAGAAATTAAAAATAAAAATTGGACTAAACATCAATGGTATGACCCAAATACAGGATCAATGCAATCTGAACAAACTAAAGAATTAGATGTATTATCTATTACACAAGAACTACAACAAAAGTTTATTCCATTCATGTTTCAAATTACAAAAGAATATAATGACAAGTTTGCAATAAAAGAAAATAAAAAAACATCTCAATTAGTTAATAAATTTACTCCTATTAGATTTAACAAATATTCTAAAGGTACAATAATGAGAGAACATTATGATCATATTCATTCAATCTTTGATGGTCAGAATAAAGGAATACCGGTTCTATCTTATGTAGGTAATTTAAATGAAGATTATACAGGTGGAGATTTAGTTATTTGTGGCAAGTCTATGAATTTAAAGACTGGAGATATTTGTATATTTCCTTCATGCTTTCTATATCCTCATGAAGTAACTGAAGTTAAAAAAGGTACTAGATATTCATTTGTCAGCTGGGCTTTCTAGTGTTATAGTGGCAGATTATGCCTTTACAAAAGATACAATTTAAGCCAGGATTTAATAAGCAACAAACTGCAACCGGAGCCGAAGGGCAATGGATTGAAGGTGATAATATTAGATTTCGTTATGGTGAACCACAAAAAATAGGTGGATGGCAACAATTAAATGCATATACATTAGCAGGTCCAGTTAGAGAACAATTAACTTGGACTGCATTAGATGGTAAAAAATATGCAGCATTAGGTACTTCTAAAATACTTGCAATTTATTATGAAGGTACTTTTTATGATATTACACCAGTTAAAACAGCCGTAACAGGATGTACTTATACATCAACAACAGGATCAGCAACAGTTACAATTACTAAAACAAGTCATGGATTATTGACTGGAGATTATATAATATTTTCTGCAGCAACAACTCCAGGATTACCTACTACAAGTTATAATTCAGCAAGTTTTACAACGAACGTATTTGAAGTTCAATCTGCTCCAACTCTAAATACTTTTACACTTACAATGCCGACATCTGAAACTGGAACAGGTGTTACAACAGGTGGAAGTTTATCTTTTCAAGCATATGAAACAATTGGTCCAGTTGTACAAACTGGAGCTTATGGATGGGGAACTGGAAACTGGGGATCTTATGTTGGAGGACCTGGTTGGGGTCAAGAATCATCTTCAACAACAGTTGTACTCGCTCCTGGAAGCTGGTCACTAGATAACTTTGGTCAGTTATTAGTTGCAACTATTAAAAATGGTAAAACATTTACTTGGGATCCTTCTGCTCCTGCAAGACTAAGTACAAGAGCAACTGTTGTAACAAACGCTCCAACAGCATCTATTATGACATTAGTATCTGATAGAGATAGACATTTATTTGCATTTGGAACAGAGACAACACTTGGTGATCCAACAACACAAGATCCAATGTTTATAAGATTCTCAAATCAAGAAGATATTAATACTTGGAATCCAACAGTAACAAACACTGCTGGTACATTTAGACTAGATACGGGCAACGAGATTATAGGAGCTGTGCAAGGTAAAGATTATATTTTAGTTTTAACAGATCAAGCAGCTTATACTATTCAATTCGTTGGACCTCCATTTACATTTTCAATTAGACAAGTTGGTACAAATTGTGGAGCGCTTGGTCAACATTCAATGGTTTATGCACAAGGGGCTGTATTTTGGATGGGGTTTGGAGGAGGATTCTTTGCATTTGATGGAACAGTTAAACAACTACCATCTTTAGTTGAAGATTTTGTATTTACTAATCTTGGAGATAATTTAGGAATTAATTATGATGCAAGTCAAATAACTTATGCATATCATAATTCATTATTTAATGAAGTAGGTTGGAATTATGCAAAAAGTGGATCAACTCAAGTAGATAGAAATGTTGTATATAATTTTGTTGAAAATACTTGGACAGTTGGTTCATTAGCAAGAACAACTTATAAAGATGCAACTACATATTCTTTACCGTATGCTACACAATATAATAGAACAGGAACACCCACATTCCCAACTATTAATGGTGTAACTAATACATTTGGTTCATCTAAATACTGGGCACAAGAAACGGGTGTCAATGAAGTAAGTGCATCTGGTGTTTCTACAGCAATACCTGCATATATAAAATCAGGAGATTATGATATATCAGAACAAGGTTTAGCTGGAGATGGTCAATTAATCATGCGTGTTAAAAGATTTATTCCAGACTTTAAGAGTTTAGAAGGCAATGCAAAAATAACTTTATTTTTTAGAGATTATCCAGCAAATAGTGAATCAACACCTTCTACAACACCACCTTTAATTACAGGACCCTTTACTATTACTTCATCAACTGATAAAGTAGATACGCGCGTGCGAGGAAGACAAGTGAGTTTAAAAATTGAAAATGATGCAGTAAATGAAACTTGGAGATATGGAACTCTAAGATTAGATATTGAAGCAGGAGGAAGAAGATAATGGCAAAAATTACAGCATATATACCGGAACCAGAAGCAGAATATAGTGTAGATAATCAAAGACAAATATTAGAAGCAGTTAATACAATTAAAGATCAATTAAACTTTGGATTTCAAAAAGATCTAAAAGATGAGCTTGAAGCATTTAGTTGGTTTCTATTTAGCGGACCTAAAGATTAAATGGCTATATTTTATAAAAATCAAGGTTATAATTTAACCACAAGTAATTTAACAACGGTGTTAAATATTAACACTTCTACTGTTGCTATTATAAAAGAAATATCTATTGCTAATGATGATAATTCTGCTCATGAAACAAGTTTTTATTTTTATGATTTATCTGCATCAACTTCTTATAAATTTTATCATACAAATGTCGCTGCAGATTCTAACGACAATGCAGTTCATAATGCTCTTGTATTAGAAGAAGGAGATTATTTACAAGCTCAATGTGTTGTTGCAAATGCTATATCTGGACAAATTTCATATGCATTATTAACTAGATCAGGAGAAAATGGATAATTTACCAAAGATAGAATGTCAGACAGTAGAAATTATTAAAAGTAAGAAAACTGGAAAGACTTATAATAATATGGAAGACTTCTTAAAAGAAAATAAAATTGAAGATCTACAAAAAGATTTAGCAGTTACTATTACAAATAAAGGTTTAGAGTTATTAGAGAAAGTAATGAATCAAAAATGAATCCTAGGGGCGGAACAGAATTACAGGTAGAATTATTAGAAAGATTTGCAGATAAAAATCTTCTTGATAAAGTACAGATAACTACATCTGTACCTGAAAAAATACCATTACATCCAACTAAACCAAATATTCTTTGGCAACAAAATTCATATGATCAAGCTAATTTAGTGCCTTGGTTTAAAGATAAAAATAATCATAAAAAATATGATTGGTATGTATTTAATTCACATTGGTGTTATGAAAAATTTAGAATGATGTTTGATATACCAACTGATAGATCTTTAGTTATTAAGAATGCAATAGATAAAATAGAACCTAGAAAATTAGAACATACTAAAGGTGATCCTGTCAAATTAATATATACTTCAACGCCGTGGCGAGGATTAAATGTTCTTCTTGCTGCAATGCAACTTGTTAAAAATACATCTGTTCATTTAGATGTATATTCATCAACACAAGTATATGGAGATCAATTTAAATCAGCTAATGATAAACAATTTGAAAGTTTATATGAACAAGCAAAAGCATTACATAATGTAAGTTATATTGGTTATAAACCTAATGAATTTATAAAAGATAATTTAAAAAACTATCATATGTTTGTATATCCGAACATATGGGAAGAGACGTCTTGTATTGCAGCGATAGAAGCTATGGCTGCAGGGCTTTATTGCATTACAACTGATTATGGTGCGTTATTTGAAACAGGTTCAGAATACATTACTTACATACCTTATGAAAAAGATTACATAAAATTAGCACATACATTTGCATCTGTAATAGATGTAGCTGCAGATAGGTTAGGGGATGAGGGAGTAAGAGATCATTTAAAATCACAAATAGAATTTACAAATAGATTTTATTCTTGGGATTTAAGAAGAAATATTTGGAATAGATTTTTACAAGGAGCAGTTGATGCCGGACGCAAGTAAGCCGATTTGGTTTAATAAACCAAACGACGTAAAGGTAGTTACAAAAGAACCTGAAATAAGAATCTATGTAGCAA